GCTCTCTTGCTCGCACTGCGTACGGTAGGATTCGAGCATTGCCACCAACCGTCGCCGGTAAATGTCCCAGGCCGTCGAGTGCTGCAGCTCCAGAAGCTGCTCGGCGTCGAGAGCATCGGCCCGCGAGACGATGTGAATGTTGCCCTCCAAGCGATCAGCCATGCGCTAATGAACTCCTTTTACTGCTCATGGCCAACCTCCGGATGGTTCGGATAGATCGCCGGCGGTTGCGCTCCCGGATTCCCCGGCGGCATCCCCGGAAGCGGCTGGAATAACTGCCCGGTCGGGCCGAGCGCCCCTTGGCTGCGCGCGTTTAACTGGCTCGCCGCCGCCATCGCGTGCTCCGCCACCGCCTGCACGATCTTCTTCTGCTGCAACTGCTCGACGTGCTGCATGTAGTGAGCGATCAGCATTTGCAGCGCCTGCTTGTCGCACGCAGGATCCCCCTGCGCCGACTGGATGTCCCGCATGTGCCGGATCATGTGCAGTTGATCGTTGTCTTGCGGGTTCACGTGGACGTCCTGCTCACCCTCTTGCAACCGCGACCATTCCTGTTTCGGATCGCACGGCGCGTCCGGAGCGGGTGGCTTGGGCACCAAAGACGCGAAATTGTCATCCCCCAGAGCCGAGTGAACCTCGTTCGTTATCTCCCACAACGCCGCCGGGTTTTGGATGATCAAAGGATTCTGCATGTCGATCTGGTAGCGGGCCAGCGTCTTCTCCTTGCCAGCCTCTCGCGACCAAACCGAGTTCGCGAACTTCAGCCGGAAGTCGTAGCGGCCGTCCCGGTCCTCTTCTGTGATCCAGGCGCCGCCGTCCTTGACCGGAAACAACCCGTTGGCATCATCCTCAGTCACCCGGAAGAACGTCTGTGGCGGAGAAAAGGCCCACTCCAACTGCCAGAAGTGCTGAAGTACCAGCGCCATGTCCTCTTGCAGCACCTTGGTGTCCAGCGAGATCCGAACGTTCCCCTCTTCGAGCAGCGCCACGGTCTGCCGCGCCGTCTTGGGGGCGTTCGGCCGATCCGACGCCCTGCCGAGCGACATATCGGACATGCCTGTCAGGCGCTCGACGTAGGCAAGGATCGTCTGCTCTTTCCACTGCGCGTAGTCGCCGTTGAACGGAATCTCGATCACCTTTATGTCGGTGTTGACATTGTCGACCGGGATACACAGGCCGGCCTCCAGCTTCAAAGTCTCCGGCTCGAATCCGGAGGCCGGACGGTAGACAAGGCAGGGTTTGCAACTCAGGTCGCCCGCATCGGTGGCCTTGTTGTGGTTCTGTTTCAGCTCGTCTTCAGCGTCGATCAGCAGTTCGCACAGGCCAGGTGGCCAGTAGCGACCATCCACCATGAAGCTGCTCTCGACGAATGGACGCCTCTTGCGCAGCGTGGGATAGAGCTCCGCCAGATCCTGCACGCTGATAATCATGTTCAGGTCCCAGAGGAAGCGAACACACCAATCGCCCTGGCGCATCTCCCGTTTGCTAAAGTCCCACTCGTCCGCGCTCGTCTGGCCCTTCTTGAGCGGCCGCCACTTACCGTACCACTCGATTACCATCACGGTCTCGCCGCTCGACAGTGGCCGCTGATAAATAATGCCCTCCGCTTCGTCCGCCTCCAACTTGACCTCTTCGCCTTCGAACTCACGCTGAAGCCCCCGCGCCGCCATCTGCACGATCTGGGAGAAATTCTCAGTGATACCCTGATACCGCCCTTCTGCCTCTCCTTGCAGAAGCTCATCGGGCGTCACCCGGTACCGGCGGATGACAAAGCTGAAGTCCTGGACACTGCGTACTTCTTCCGCCGGTACGATTAAGTCATCCGGCCACAGCGGCTCAAACCCAGGCCCTTCGTAATCGACGACTTCCTTGCCCTCGATCTCAAAGGCTTCGCGCTTCCATGGCGCATAGGCGTGGGACTTCCCAAACAGGATCTTGCGCAGCACGAACTCGGTAAACGGGTTCGTGAGCTTCATCGAGTTCAGCACCCGCCAGGTCATGTACTTGCCGATTTTGGTGACCTTCTTCTGGTCCGATGGCCCGGTGGGAATCGCCACGATTTCGGCATCGTCCCCGAACAGCGAGTCCATCTCCTTCGCGAGTTTGGTGAGCGCGTTCCAGCGGATCAGGGGCACCGCGAAGTTGCTCTTCTCTTCGTCGCCTATCGACGGCTGGTCGGGCAGAGCACGCCAGCGCCGGTAATATTCCCGGAATCTCCCCATGCGCAGGCGGTGGTCTCCGATCGCGGCGCGATAGTCCATCTGGACCTTGTTGGCCAAGCGGTCGATCTCTGGAGCAGGCAGCTTCAACTGATATTGCTTCTGCGGCTCTTCCGAGGCGCTCACAGACCCACCACCATGGAGAGAGGATTATCGAGAGGGGCTCGGACCGGCTCCGGTACGTTCTTCTTTGGTTCACTCGTTGCAAACTTGTAGCCGCCTCCGCCTTGGAAATAGCTGTCGAACGGAAACAACGGATAAGGCAGCAACTCCGCGAACACGCGGCCCAACCGGGCTTCGATCCGATAGGCCGAATGGAAGAAGTTGCCCTTGTCGATCTTCAGGCGCTTGCAGCATAGCCGCCAGTCGGCACCCAGCAGGTAGTGGAATTTGAAGATGTCGGCATCCAGCGGGCTGCTGAGGCATCGGCGGCTCACGAGCACGAAGTCCGCTCGATACTCCTCTTGCCTCCTGGCACTGAAAACGGAAGTGAAAACCGGCCCATGGCCCTCGCGGTGCATTACACACTGCAGACCGTTGCCGATCCCAATCCCCACCTGAGCGCACGCGCGGAATTTGGCGTAACAGGCGCGGAAAATGCCCCGCAGCACGCAACTGCACGGCAAGCCACGGTCTGCGAGGACGTCCACCAACCCAAGCCCGTGGCACGTGGCACATCGGTTGCGGGCCATCCCCATCGACTCCGACCGCGACCAGTTTCGGTTCTTGCCGTCGCCTTTTACCAACTCTGGCTGTATCCTCATCTGAGCCTCACTACCTTTCCGCGCTCGTCGTCGGGCCTTTCCATGCCGTACTTTTTCGCAATTGCCCTTGTATCGCCGCCGATCCGCATTTGATTCAGCCGCGGCATCCGCTCCATGCCCACCACCGCCAGCGCATTCGCAATCACCGTGTCATCGTGGTTGCCGCTGGAAGCTTCCGCGCGCCCGTTCGGTCGAATTAAAAATGTCATCAGTTCCTGAATGCAAATTGGATCGTGGAGCGCGATCGCCATCTGCCTCAGCGCCTGGTCCAGCTTGCTCAACAGAATCGGCCGGGTCACCACCGTGGTTTTGTAGCCGATCAGGTCCGTGCGCTGCGCGGGGTCCTCGTCCGGCTGCTGATCGCGGTGGTAGATGAGCGCCGACGGATACCCGCGCTTGGTGATCTCCGTGATGCACCACAGTCCGGGCCCGTTCGCCTCCGGGACCAGCGCCGCATCGTTGTACCAGCGCAGCAACGCATACACATAGGCGCCGAACGGCGGCGGCTCCATCCGGCATCGCAGGATCGCCACCTGCTCGCCCGTGTCACGATCGAAGACCGAACATACACCAAAATCGCTGTTGGCTTCACCTTCGCCCTCATTGGCGTCTTTGCCCTCGGATGCGTCCAGTCCCGCGATGTAGGACCTTCCTTCCGCCGGCCGCTTGAACACCGCCAGTTCGCCCTTCTCCCGCGGCATGAAGCTGTAGCGCTTCTCGATCCCAAAGGTGTACTCCTCAAGGCCACCGGTCGTAATATCGCGTTGAACGGGCATCCTGCCAATCGATGCGACGTCGAAGTACAAACGCCCGCTCGCTACGAAGGCTTCCTCCGGACAGCCTGGATGCTCCTGCCGAAACCTCGCTTCACTCCCGCCCAGATCGTTCTTGATGACCCAGCGCCGCCAGCGGAGCTGCTCCAGTGTTAAGTTATAGCGGCCCATCATTTCCCGCTCTTCGCGCGAGAGCGAACCCTGGAACCGGTCTGGCGGGATGTCCAACTTCATCCGGTTCGAGGGATGCTCCCACCAGGCAAAGAACATCGGCACCCACTCCGAACCGCTCTGGGGATCCGAGGCTTCCAGCCACAGCCGGTGGAACTCGTTGCCAATCCCGTTGGCCGTCGACGGGATGATCACCATCGTGTCCGGGTCCTTGGGTACCGCCGCCATGAGTGAGGTCATCAACGCCCTGGGATTGTCGTAAAAGGCAAACTCATCAAGCTGTAAGCGCCGAATGTTAAAGGATCGCCCGAAGTTTGCGTTCCTAGCTGTTGCAATCTTTATCCAACTGCCATTGGTCCACTCGGGTTGCTCGTCCGCCTTGTTGGCGCGGTCCGGAAGCCGAATCACGCCACCGAAGGGTTTATAATCCCGCTCGAACCGCTGGTACATCTTGCTCAGGTTCTCGGCGGTGTCCCAGTCGTGAGCAATGACGGCGCAGTGCTGGCCGGAGCGGAATGGAGTGCCGTGGAAGTTCTGGGCGGCCGCCGCTGTGGAAATCTGGACGCGCCTGGCTTTCAGGACGATGATCCGGACGGGCTTCGATCTCTCCCGCTGCTGCCGCACCAGGGCATTCAAGCGTTCCTGCGCAGGCCCCAACTCCAGCGGAACAACACGACCCTCCAGCGTCTCGACAGTCAGGCACTGCCGACAGAACTCAGTGTGGTCCGCAAAGCCCTCGAAGATCTGCTGTTGGTTGAGCTTCAGGCTGCCCTCTTCAATTCGGGGTCGGCCCGCAGCAGCTCCAATGCTTCCTGGTACCGATAAAAAGCCCACGTGCTCGATCGCCCCATCGACGCCCCGATCTCCGCATACCCCTTATCATTGGCTCGCGCAATGGCCACCTTGCGCAGCACGTACGGCAACTTATCCAGCGCCCGCAACAAAACCACATTGAGTTGTTTGGAAGCAACTACGACGTGAATCGGATCCCGGCGCCCGTCGATCATCACTAACTTATGGGGGCCGTCCTCATCGGGCAGAGGCTCATGCCATTCCCACGCGAAATCGGCCCGCCGGCAAGTGTCGAGCATCGCGCCTCGGATCCGAAACTGGGCATACGCGCGAAACGGAATCCTCCGCCCCGGCTGATACCGCCCAGCCGCTTGCCACAGTCCCACCCGGCCGGCCTGCTCCAGTTCCTCAAAGTCCACCGACGGCGGCAGGAGTCGCTTCACGCTCCGCGCTATCAAAGAAACCAGGTCCAGATGCGCTTCCACCATCAGCGCGATCCGCTCGGCCCGCGTCCGGCGTCGGCTCACTTGGCAGCCTTGACGTACATGGCCTCAAACTCCTCCCAGGTCAGTTGCGGCTTGCCATCTCGCACCTGGTCGAACTGGCCAGTCAGCCGCGCCAACAGCGTCAGATTCTCCCTCGATTCGCGCACTGCCGCCAAAGCTGTGCGTGTATCCTCGGCTTGCCGCGCACTTTCGAGCAGATTTCGCGTAATTGCGTGCAATCCGCTCAACTCCTCTACCAGACTCGTAGCTAGGTTTTCCATCTGTTTTTCCACAACTTCCCGGACACACTTCGCCTTATGCCGTGTCAGCGAATCGCGCGAAACCGCAAATTTACGCGCTATTGCCGACACAGCGCAGCCAGTCACGAGTTCAGCCTCGATGGCCTGCCGTTGAGCCGCCGAACAGATGGTGCATACCCTTGCCACGCCTCTGTTTCGCCCGGCTGAGAGAGTTTCTTTTTTGTTGTGACTCAACAGTACCGGTACCAGGAAGGACTTGGAAGGGGCGGTGCGAAAAATGCTCCAAAATGAGCTATAGTTAAGCACATTTCCAAATAATTTCCAGCCACCAGCGAAGAGTGCTGGGCAAGTGCCGGGGAAGTACGAAGGCAAACGATGTTGGGTGTGCCGCCAACTCCGGTTCGCATTTATCGCGCCGAAGCGGTCGCCGTCCGGCCGTTGGTAATTGGAGTGAAAGAGGTTGCTCTGATGCTCCAGGTTTGCCACAAGACGGCAACGTTTCTGTTACGGAGCGGGGCGATTCGGGGATTTCAGTTCAGGCCGAAGGGCGCGTGGAAAACGACGCCGGAACAGGTCAGGGAGTATATTCGACAGAAGACTGAGACGGTTTAAGTTTGCGGACCAGGCGTGCATCGCGGAGCACGCGGCGCAGCAGGTGGAGGAGAGGAGTGTTCTTGCCGTTGCGGTTTTGCTTGCGCAGCTCGCGGCCGGCCAGGATCAGCGCACCGCGCAGCTCGTCGTGAGACCGCTCAAGGTCGGTGGGCATCAGCGGCCGCAGTGGCTCCCAGGTACAGACAAAGCGGCCAGCACCATGCCTCCAAGAGGCATGTCCCACTTTTCCGGGTGATCGGCGTAGTATTTGTCCACCATCGCCACGCCCTGATCACCCTCTAAGTCTTCGGTCCTAGCAACGCAC